GGGCGTGTTGTTCGCCTGATCGTCAACGAAAGGAAAAGCAAATGTCGGTCGCAACAATCCAGTCCGATCGTCTTGGCGCGAACCCGTTCGTCGTCGAAGGCCCGATCGTTTCCGGCTCCGGTATTCCGGGCCCGAACTTCTCCCTCGGCGCCATCGCCGGCGGAGACCGCGAATCCGAATGGGTCTATTGTCAGCTCGTGCTGGCCTCGCAGACGACCCTTCAACCCGGCCAGTGGTTCCAGTGGACCAGGGATTATGTCGCCTCGCTGCTGACCACGGCCGCCGCCGTCGTCGGCCAGCGCTGCGGTGTCTTCTCCGGTGCAGCCCAGCCGCCGACCATCACGGGTGGCCCGATCGGTGCCATCACGCTCGCCGCTGGCACTTACTACATCTGGCTGCAGCGTAACGGTCAGGCTCCGGCCCTGATCTCCACGGCGACTGCAGCCCTTGTGGTTGCCGAAACCACAACGACCGCAGGCCTCGCCAACGCGCCGGCCTCCGCCACGGCAACTACCAAGGCTATCGCGAACGTCAATTTCGCGGCGGCCAATCAGACGTTTACGGCAACCACTGTAAACGGTTCGGCTGTTCTGACGAGCTTGGGCGGTCTCAGCGCGAATGCCGGCCCGTTCATCGGTGCGGCTGTCTCTGGCACCGGTATCCCCGGCGGCACGACTATCACCGGCATCACCTACACGCCGAACAACGTCATCCAGAGCATCACGCTCTCGGCCAACGCCACGGCGAACGGTACAGGGATCACCATCACCGCAACGGGCGTGCTCGAAGCAACGCTGATGCGTCCCTTCCTGTCGAAGGTGAACTAAGGAGGCTGTCATGTCCCTGAAGGATGATCTTCACAAGAAAATCGCCGCCGACCGCGAGGCCGGCCGCGACATCTCCCCGGTGATTGAGGAACTCATTCTGATGATCGCCGAGAAGGTCGAGCCGCCGGCCGCCAAGAAGGCAGCCCCCGCAAAGTCGACCGATACCAGCAAGTGAAAAACGGCGGGCGCTCCGGCGCCCGTTTCCTTTCCCCGCCATCAACAGCGAGACAGCACCATGGCCGACAGCAACACCGGAATTTATGCCTCCTTCAGCCTCGAACCGGTCGAACAGACGTTTCTGACGGAGAAGGAAGGGCGCCCCATTTTCGCCGACAGGGAATTCGTCCGCATCTTCATCGCCGGCGACAAGCACACCGAAGTCTACCGCGAGGTGACGGAGAACGACAAACTCCGCTTTTCTGACGCCTATAAGCGGTTCAAGGAGGGCGCAGAGGCTCGCGAGCAGCTTGTCGGCACTCCACTGGCGCAATGGGCCTTCCTGAAGCCCAGCCAGATCAAGGAACTGGAAGCGATCAACATCTATACCGTTGAGCAGCTTGCCGCGCTCTCGGACACCGCCAAGCAGAAGATCGGTATGGGCGCGAACGAACTGGTCGCCGCGGCGCAGGGCTATCTTGCATCCGCGCAGGACTCGCGAGCCGCTTCGGCCTTTGCCGCTGAGAACGAGCGTCTCAAGGACGAAGTCGGCCGCCTGCAGGATCAGATGAAGGACATGGCCTCGCGCTTCGAGGCGATGGAAAAAGAACGCCAGGGTGGCCGCGGCCGCGCAGCTGCCTAAGCCGGAGAACCGCGCATGTCGCTCCTGACCATCATCCAGAACGTATGCGCGGAAATCGACCTAGATCCGCCGGCGGCCGTCATGTCGTCTGCGGATCCACAGATAAGGCAATTGCAGATCCTGTCGTATCGCGCGGGAAAGGACCTGCTGAAGGATCATGATTGGTCCGTGCTGACGACCACAAGGAATTTCACGGCGACCGGAGCAATCCCTGAGCCTGCCGAGCCGCCCGTCGACTTTCAGCGCTTTGTCGCCAATTCGATGATCTGGAACACATCCCGCCTCTGGCAGCTCAATGGCCCTGTCGAGCCGCAGACGTGGGAGCGGAACACCATCCTCAATTCTAACCCGGTTCCGCAGCTTTGGCGCATGCTTGGCGGCAAGCTGGCGATTTTCCCGAACGATGTCAGCGAGACGCTACGCTACGAATATGTCTCGAAATATTGGATCGCGGTAAACGGCGGCACGACCTATGCCGAAAACTGGGCGAATGACACCGACACGGCGCGCTTCTCCGAAGACCTTCTCGAGCTTTCGCTGATCTGGCGCTGGAAGCGGGCCAAGGGCCTCGATTATGGCGAGGAGTTGGAAAACTACGAGCGCGCGAAAGAGTCTGCCGTCGGTGCCGATCGCGCTGCGCAGCCGGTAAGCCTGTCGATGCCAAACCGCGGCGAAGTCCCCGAAAACTACTGGCCTGGCACGATAACAGTATGACCAGAAAACCCGTTCCGCAAAATGGACGCACCGGCCGTGTGTCGCCAAGCAAAGACTGGATCGCGCCCATTGGCGGCTGGCGAACCGACGTCGAGATGGCGGATATGCCGAAAGACGCGGCTTTCCAGCTCGACAACTTCTTTCCCGAAGCGAACCGGGTCCGCGCCCGTTATGGCAATGTCGCCTTCGCAACAGGTCTCGCTGCCAACGTGCAGACGATCATCCCATATGTCGGGGTGAGCAATCGTCTGTTTGCCGCTGCCGGGGTCAAGATTTTCGACGTGACGGCCGGCGGCGTCGTGGGGGCAGCAGTCGTGTCCGGCCTATCCAGTGCACGATGGTCAGTCCAGCAATATACCAACCCGGCCGGCCAGGAATATCTTCGCCTCGTCAACGGCGTCGATCTCCCGCTGCTCTACAACGGCACGACGTGGACCAACAACATGCTGGTCGGGACTGCAACGCTCGCAACGCAGAACGTTTCGGTGAAGGCGGTCCAATATACCCTGAGCTTCTTCGGGACCGGCTCTGTAACGCTTTCTGGCGCCTTCGCAGGCGTGTTGAACGGGACGGGCGTTGGCAACCGCGTGACGCTGACGTTCACGCCGACAGCCGGCACGTTGACGCTCACCGTGGCCGGTTCGGTGACCAATGCTCAGTTGGAAACTGGCGCGGTGGCCACGCCCTATGTCTCGTCGACGATGATCACCGGCATTCCGGATTCGTCGCTGCTGATCGCCGTGACGGCATATCGCTCGCGACTCTGGTTCATTGAAAAGAACTCGACAAACGTCTGGTATCTCGCAACGGATGCGGTGAGCGGCTTGGCAACAGTCCTGCCGGTCGGCGGCAATATGAAATATGGCGGCACGCTGGTCGGGATCGGTGTCTGGACCATCCCTGTTTCCACCGGGCTGCAGCAGTGCCTTGTCCTCATGTCATCCGAGGGCGAGATCATCGTCTATCAGGGTTCCGATCCATCCAGTTCAGCGAATTGGGGATTGCTCGGCACGTTCAAGCTCGGGCGTCCGCTCGGAACCGATCGCTGCTTTTTGTCTGTCGGCGCCGATCTGGCGATCATGACGACCGATGGCATCGTGCCGATCACCAAGGCCGTGCAGCTCGATCGGGGTGCAACAAGCTTGGGAGCCATCACGGCGAAGATTGGACCAACCTGGCGCGAGACAGTGGCGACGGCCGGCACCACATCGGACGAATGGCAGCTTTCGAGCTTCCCGGCTCGCCAGATGGCAATCGTCAACCTGCCGTCGTCTCTCGGTCCCTATCAATATGTGATGAACACGGAAACCGGGGCATGGTGCCGCTTCGTCGGGCTTGCCGCCTCCTGCTGGGGGAACTGGCAGGACCGGCTGTTTTTCGGAGCGGCCGACGGCAGAGTTTACGAAGCTGAAGTTGGGGCGAATGACAATGGCGCGGCGATCGACGCCCTCATGGTCGGAGCATGGAGCCGCTACGGCGAGGACATGGCGACCAAATTTTCGAAGCTGATCGGGGTGACGGCGCAGATCGGTGTTTCGACGCTGATGTATGCCGGCATGTCGTTCGACTACCAGACGAAGATACCGACAGCGCTTCTGTCGGCCATCGAAAACAATGCGGCTGCGAAATGGGGCTCTGCGATTTGGGGTGTCTCGAAATTCCCCGGTACAGCGGTCGTTCGGAAATTTGCGTCGGCAGGTGGCGCCGGCTCAGCGCTCGCGCCGACGATCCGGGCGCTGATATCGGGCTCGTCCGGCTCCGTCTCGGAAGCGGCCGTGGTCGGCGGTTCGGTTCTTTATGAGAAGGGCGCTCCGATTTGATCGTCTCCGAACCCTGCGAGGATATCGCAGCATGGGTAGGGGCCAAGATCGGGGTGACATTCCATCCGCCCTTTACGGCCATGGCGCAGATCGAAGGCGGCCGCATCATCGCGGCCTATGTGTTCAACGTCTGGACCGAACATGACGTCGAAGTTTCTCTCGCTGCCGATCGGCTATCCGCAACGCTGATGCGGGCGGCCTTCCGATATGTCGTCGACCAGCTTGAATGTCGGCGTGCAACGTTCAGGACGCGCGCTGACAACCTTCCGGCCCAGAAGGCGCTCGATAGACTCGGCGCCCGTCTGGAAGGCCGCCAGCGTGGTTATTTCGGCGACTGTGATGCGTTGCTCTATGGAATTTTGAAAGAGGACTTTCCCTATGGTCTCCACGCCGAAGGCACCTAAAGCGCCCGATCCGACACAGACCGCGGCGGCGCAGACGGCCACCAACGTCGACACCGCCATCGCCAATGCGGGCTTGAGCCACACCAACCAGTACACGCCGGACGGTTCGCTGGAATACAAGGTCAGCGGCTACCAGACGATGAAGGACCAGAACGGCAAGACCTACCAGTTGCCGACCTATTCCGCGTACCAGGCTTATTCGCCGCAAAACCAGGCTATCTATGATCAGACGCAGCAGACGCAACTTGGTCTATCGAAGCTGGCGAACGAGCAGACCGGCAAGATTTCGGGCATCCTCGGCACTAATGTCGATTTGAGCGGTAATAACGTCGACAAGTACGTCAACGATCACTGGCAGGGTGGTTTCAACAACCAGTGGGACCGCGATCAGGCAAGCCTTGATCAGAGCCTCGCCGACAAGGGCATCTCGATGGGCTCGGCCGCCTATAACAATGCGCTGCGTGACTTCAGCACGAGGAAGCAGGCGGCGTCGGATCAATACCTCGGCGACATGTATTCCAATGCGCAGAACTCGATCCTGACCGAACGAAACCAGCCGCTGAACGAGATTTCGGCGCTGATGTCGGGATCGCAGGTCAACCAGCCGAATTACGTCAATTCGCCGACGACGCAGTTGCCGACGGTGGATCAGGCCGGGCTGATCAATGAAAACTACAATCAGCAGATGGGCGTCTATAACCAGCAGGTAGCGAAGTCGAACGCGGCGATGGGTGGTCTCTTCGGTCTCGGTTCATCGTTGCTTGGCGGCTGGGCTATGTCCGATCGCCGGCTGAAGCGCGACGTTCATCAGATCGGTGTCACGGAAGCGGGCATCCCAATCCACGAATACGAATATGTCTTCGGCGGCGGCCGGCAGGTTGGCGTAATGGCCGATGAGGTCGAGCGTGTCTTCCCTGGGGCCGTCGCAGAAGGTCCTGGCGGCTTCAAGATGGTCAATTACGCGGAGGTTCTGTGATGGGTTTCATCTTCGGTGGGGACACCGGCCAATCGCAGGAAAGTGTCACCGACGCGCGCAAGCGTCTCGCTGCAGCGATGCTTCAGCAGGGCACTGACACCAGCCCCATTCAATCGCCTTGGGAAGGTGCCGCGCGCATGGCGCAGGCGCTGATGGGTGGCCTCGCGGTCCGCAAGCAGGGCGAGCTGCAGAGCGCCGCCGACGCGCAGCTCATCTCCGCAATCACTGGCCAACCCTACACCCCGCCTGAGAAGCCCGCCGGGTTCCTGTCGTCGATCTTCGGCGGTAACAAGGCGGCAAATCCCGGCGCTACCGGCTCTTCGATGCCATCCGCTGATGCAGGCGGCAACATTCCCCCGACAAAGCTTACTGACAATGACGTTTCGAGCGGCTTCATCGATACCGTCAAAAGTGGGTATGATGTTAATGGGCAAAAGCTCGCCGTCACGAACCCCTATGGCCTTGCAGCTATTGCCGCGACAGGACAGGCAGAGAGTGGATTTTCTCCGGCTAATGTAGGCAGGACGTGGAATGATGGCGCCAATGACGCAGGGGGCATCATGTCGTGGAATGGTCCTCGCCTCGCCAACCTGCAAAAGTTTGCCGGTGGAACTAACGGCACACCTCAACAGCAAGCCCAGTTCTTCCTTCAGGAAAATCCTGGTCTCATAGCAAAGTTGAATAATGCCAAGAGCGTTGCCGAAGCGCAGCAGATTATGAACAACGCATGGGCATTCAAGGGCTATGACCAGCCGGGGAATCCGAACGCTGCCCATCGTCTTTCTCTTGCAAATTCGTATCTGCCGCGTTTTCAGGGCGCGACTGCCGGTGCAGAAGAAGCAAGCCTCGATCTGCCCGCATCGCCGATCCAGCCGTCGCCGGACAATCCTCCCGCGCCTGCGCCGCAGTCTGGCTATACCGATCCAATGTTAGCGCCGCGCCCTGACGCACCTCCCATGCCGCAAGCTGGCACCCACGGCGAAGTCGCAAGCCTCGATCCGTCGATCGGCATCCCCATGCCTGGCGCGGCGGGCCAGATGCGCGCATCCGCACCGGCGCAGCCCATGCCGCCACAGGGAGTCCCGCGGGGTGCGTTGTCGCCTTTGCCCACGTCCACGGTCGGCCCGACGCCGAACGTCGCCAGTGTGCCTCCTGTTGATCAGCAGCAGCCAGCCCCGGCGCGTCTTGCCCAAGCTTTGAACGGTGCTTCTCCCCAGCAAGCAGCAAACCCAATGGCGGACCCGCGCGCTCAAGCCCTCGTCAAGGCGATCATGAACCCGAACGCGTCGCCGCAGGTGAAGGCAATGGCGGCGCAGTCGCTACAAACCCTGATGAAACCGCCGGAATACGGGTTTCAGGTCCTTCCGGACGGAACCGTCCTGCGGACCGACCCGAGAACGGGCACCCTCTCGCCTGTCTACCGGTCGGAAATGTCGCCGGCCGATCAGGCAAAGCTTGACTTCGAAAGAGAAAAATTCCGGCAGGAGCAGGCAAACCGGAACACACTCACCGCGAAAGATGAGGCAGACGTCGATCTCAACCGGGATAAATTCGACTTTGAAAAGAACAAGCCGATGGTCGTGCAGTCTGGCGAAACACTCTTCAGCCCAGGGCAGGAGCGCGTCGTCTACCAGGGCACCGGCTACAAGCCGGAAGATGTGTCGAACCTCCGGAAGGAAATCCAGAACCTCCCAACCTACAAGAGCTATCAACAGGCGCTTCCCTCTTATTCGTCGATGGTCGACACGGCGAAGACGGACTCGAAAGCATCCGACCTGAACCTCGTCTACGGCCTCGGCAAGATCATGGATCCGAACTCGGTGGTCCGTGAGGGCGAGATGGTGATGGTCAACAATACCTCGAGCCTGCCCGACTGGCTGCAGGGCGCGATCAACAGCGTCAACGGTGGATCTCGGCTCGAGCCCGCAACGAGAATGGCAATCCTCAATGAGGCGCGGAGCCGCATGTCTGCCTACCGCGGCGCGTTGGACAACGACATGTCCCAGTATCGGGGCATCATCGGCCGGCGCGGCATGAACGAGGCAGACGTGCTGCCGACACTTGGCGATATTGCGGAAGTGCCAAATCTGAGCCCGCCGCCGGCGGCGAATGTGGGCGCGCCTCCGGAAGGTATCCCAGCTGATGTATGGGGCGCGATGACACCCGCGGAGCGTAAGCTATGGCAGAAATGACACCCGAACAGCAGCAGGCTCTGGCAATCGCAGCCGCGCGGCTGAGGCTTCAGAGGCAGCCGCAGCAGCCTCAAGGCCTACCGGCAGACGACGCCATTTCAGTCGCCAGAACAGGTGCCGGGGGACTCCTCGAAGGTATTCCTATCGCTGGGCCGATCATCCGCGACTGGACGGAGCGAGCTGCAGGAGCAACACTCGCGGCATTCTCGGACGAGACCTATGATCAGGTCATGGATCGCATCCATGATGCGAACAGAGCGGAAAAAGAGGCGAACCCGATCGTCGATAAGGGCGCGCAGATAACAGGAGCCGTTGCCGGGACTATACCGGCGGTCATGGCTGCCCCCGCTGCATTTGGAGCAGGCGGCGGAAGTCTGCTCCTGCGTTCGGGTATCTCGGGGTTAACGGGCGCGACAATTGGCGGCGCGGACGCTGGTGTTCGCTCAGGAGGTGATGCTGAGAAGATCAAGGAAGGCATCACCCTGGGCGGCCTGTTTGGTTTGGGTGGTCCCGTGGCCGGAAAGGTCATTGGGGCTGGAGCCAGATCGCTCGTCGATGTACTCCGCACTCGTGCCGCAGCGCGAGTGGCTGGCATGGACCCGCAGGCGTTCGGCTATTTCCGGCGGGCAGTGACAGACGACGGCTTAGACGCGGTGACGTTGCCCCAGAGGCTGCAGGAGATGGGATCAAAGGCTATTCCGGCAGACCTTGGCCCGAACCTTCAGAAGCAGGCCGGTGCGCTTGCTGCGACGCCCGGAGCTGCGCAGACAACGATTCGGACGACGCTCGCCGATCGAGCCGCGGGCGCCAACGCCCGAATTGGTCAAACGATCGACGAAACGACTGGTCGAAACGTCGTCCCGTCGGAGGTCCAGGCAGATATCGCCGCAAACCAGAATGCTCATTCGCCGCTCTATCGCGAGGCATTCCGCGAAGCCAGGCCCTACAGTACCGAGCCAATTGCATCCGCGCTGGAGGCTGACATCAGCCGTCTTCGCGGCCCTGCGCAAGCTCGGCTGCGCCAAGTGCGCGGCATGCTGAACGTCGCTGGCTCCAATGTTCTGTCTACCGATCCCGGCGTCATGTTTCAGACCCGCCAGGCGATCGATGGACTTTTGAAAACGGAAATTGACCCGAAGGTGATCTCCGCGTTGACCGAAGCTCGTCAGATGCTCGACGACGGCCTCACGCGCGCTGTCCCGCGCATCAAGGAGATTGATGCTGGATACGCCGAACTTGCTCGTCAGGACGAGGCGGTGACGCGTGGTCAGCAGGTGTTGGATAGTGGACGGACCGCGCCTAGGCCCTCTGAGCTCGCGGGAGAGGTCGAACGCGGCGCTCAGCCGCAGGGGATGCAGATCGGGCCTTCAGCGGTGCCGTTGCGGCTGTCTCAGGGTGCCAGGGCCGAGATTGACCGCATAGTCGGCACAAATTCCAACGATATCGTCGCCATGAATAGGCTGATCAAGGGAGAGGGCGATTGGAACCGCGCGAGGCTCGCAACCTTGTTCGGCCCAGAGAAAGCGGAGCGACTGTTCAAAGTACTCGATAACGAGAGCGCCTGGGCCGATACCGCCAACACAGTGACCCGTAACAGCGAAACTGCGGCGCGTCTCGCAGCTCAGAACGAGCTGGGCGGCGGCGCCAGTGGAAATTTTGGTGTGAAGGAAGCATTCAAGGCTGGCGGCTTTCTCGGTGCAGCGCGATCGGCCGCTGTCGATAAGGTCGACGACATCGTCAGGGCGCTTATGTCGAGCGAGACCGGCAATGCAACCCGCGAAAGCCTGGCCCGGGCTCTTATTGGGGAACAGCGTGAAAAGCTGGTCCAAGGGCTTATGAGAGCTAGGGGGATGGGAACGACGCCAGCTTCAGTCGACCCTGTTGTCAAAGCCTTGCTTTTGAACGCCGGAACCTCGCGGACGCGATGACGGATCGATCCAGCAAATGACTAGGTAGAGAGCGATCACGAATAGAACGCCGACTATAACGCCTCCGTTAAAATCGTCACCAACGACATATCTAAGCGCATCCACGCCAGACACGACCGCATAGAGCAATGCGGTCGTCGCGATGATGCAGGCGATTTGCAAGACACGGATCATACCGCAACCAATACTACACCATTGAGGGCCTCGCAATTCGCGGGGCCTTCTCTTCTTGGAGAAGGTGAATGCCCAGAAATTCCTCAGGCGTATATTCGAAGCCCGCCGGAACGACACCTTCCGTCGGCCAGGTCATCGACCCGGTGCCGTGGAACGCACTGACCACCGACCTCGGCAACGAAATCACCAACTCGCTGCCGCGTGACGGGTCGGCTCCGATGACGGCACCGCTCAAGAATGCCGATGGCACACAGGCGCTGCCATCCGTCACGTTCTCTTCCGACGTCACGACCGGCATGTATCGCAAGGCCTCCGGTGTTGGGGCTTTGGTAGCCAGCGGGACTGAAGTCGCCACATGGTCGGCTAACGGCATCGATTCAATCGGCAAGATCAACGATGATGTTGACCTTGCCGGCCATAATCTCCTCAATGTTAACGAGGGTGTGGCGGACTATCTGACAGGCCTCACCACCACCCGGACCAGCGGGACGGTGATCTCTGTCAGCACTGGCTCCATGAAGGGCAATGGCCGGTATGTGAAGAACACTGCCGCCATGACCAAAAACATCAGCTCCAACTGGGCGGCCGGCGGCGGCGCGGGTGGCCTAGACACTGGCAGCGTAGCGGCCTCGACCGGATATTACATTCACGCCATTCGCAAGATTTCTGATGGAGCGTTCGAGTGGCTCTATTCGCTGTCGTTGACGGCGCCGACTATCCCCGCCGGATATGAATGGGTGGGGCGAATTTGGTATGTCTGGACGGACTCTTCAAGCAACATCGGCACTTATACGCAGATTAACAACAAAAATACGTACCTATCTGCTGTCAGTTGGTTTGCTTCAAGTTCCTCCGTGCCGAACGCGCTGTACACCGTGCCGAATTCTATCCCGTGCCCGTCCGGGGTTAGAGTTGATCTAATGTGCGAAGTTACCATTCGATCCGTGTCAGGTGCGAGCACAAGCGGTCGCGTTTACGACGGCGAAGGCAATGATCAGCACTCGTTTTTCATTAGCAACGGCACTTCGTTCATCGGTACCGCCAGGGCCAGGACAAACAAATCCAGACAAATCGGGATGTTTTACTCCGGGGCCAGTGGCGGCAATGGAGACCTGGTTGTGTTTGGGTATGAGGATTTTACTCTGCCAAGAATAGGGGATAGCTAATGCCGTATGTGCGCCGTGATGAAGAAGGCCATATCAACGCTGTAGTAGTCGAGCCAATGTTCGGTGCCAACGAGTACATTGCGCCCGACGACCCGGAGCTGCTGGCATATTATGAGGCGCTTGTGCCGCCTCCGTCGGCCTATCCTATGGCAATCTCTCCTGAGGAGATGCCCGAGCAATGACGATATCGGTTTTGAGATATATCGTTTCACTTCCAGTCAATCTCACATTCGTCTTACTGGCCTATCTCCTCTCGCCATTGCTGGCGGCCTGGTCGATGAAGCACGGCCCGGTTCTGCCGGGCAAATGGCGGTGGTTCTCGACGCTGAATGCTGATCTGGACGGCTATATCCCACAGCGTGTCGCAGGGTTCGATCCTGCCGCCAAGGGCTTCAAACTCTGGTGGCAGCGGACCCGCTGGACGTGGCGGAATCCATGCAATGGCTGGCAGTCGGAACTGCTCGGCGTCGATGACATCGACTCGGCATTCACCGTCAAGCGCGATCTGCCGCTGGCGTTCGGCTTCTATATCAAGCTCTGGCTTGGCTGGAACCCGATCAAGCGCGGCGGAAATTGCTATCCGTACATGCTTCAGGCTGGCCTGAAGCGCCGCTGAAACTCTTTTACATCCCCGGAGACATCCATGCTCGTCCCTCACTGGAGGCGCGTTCTCGCGCGCTCTCTGTCGCTTTGGTGCGTCTACTTCGCGGGAGCCTTTGAACTCGCGCCGTACATCGTCCCGTATCTCGATGGCTACATCCCGCCGTGGCTGTCGATCGTCCTCCTCCTGCTTTCCGTCCCGGCTCGGGTAATCGATCAGAGGCTTTCCAATGGCAAATAGAATGAGGAAGGGCAGCGCGGTTGCTGCAATGGCCGTGGCGTTGGTCGGATCGTTCGAGGGGTTGAGGCAGAACGCTTATCCAGATCCAGCAACAGGCGGTCAGCCTTGGACGCTGTGTTACGGCAGCACGAACGGCGTGAAACCCGGCGACTACAGGACTGTCGCGCAGTGCAAGGCGCTTCTGTCGCTCGAGCTGCAAACCTATGCGGCCGGCATCGAGCACTGCATCACGGTTCCGCTCCCCGACGCGCGCTTCGTCGCCCTCACGTCATTTTCGTACAATGTGGGCATCAAGGCGGCATGCGGCTCCAGCGCGGTCAAGCTCATCAACGCTGGCAAGACCGCTGAAGGGTGCGAAGCTCTCCTGAAGTGGAATCGCGCCGCCGGCATCGTCTTTCCGGGCCTGACACGTCGCCGGCAGAAGGAACGTCAGTTCTGCCTAGAGGGCATCTGATGTTCGGCCTGTCGAAGCCCATCGCTATCGGGCTGGTAGCCCTTGCGTTTGTTCTCGTCATATCCGGCCTGGTCTACGGCTCAGTCCGTGAAATCCGCTCCATGGTCTACGAGGCCGCGGCGAACGCTAAGGCGCTGGCGGACGTGACATGGACGGCGAGGATCGAAAAGTCCAACTCCGAGGCGAACCAGAAGATTGCCGACCAGGCGAAGGCGGTGATCGAGATCCAGGCTGACGCGGCTGATCGCGTCAACGCCGCTTCCCAGAAGCTCGAAGAATTGAGGAAACGCAATGCGGCACTGCCTCATGGCGGCGACGTCGGCCTTACCGCTGATCGTGTCCGCCTGCTCCCTGACTAATCCGAAACCGGAACCGATCCTTATCACGAAGACGGTCACAGTGGTTTTGCCGCCGGAGTGCCGGAAGGTGACGCCCGCGCTTTCGCCGAAGCCCGATCGAGACATGACGCAAGAAGAAATCTTCAACGGCTGGTCGGCTGACCGGACGGCGCGGAACGTTGGCGAGTCTCGCCGAGCCGCGTGCGTCGCAGCCGTCGATGCAGGAGTGACCTACCGATGAACATGATGCTTGGCATTTCTCTTGCGGCGACAAATGCGAACAGCGGCGGCGCGGCGCCGACCGTTATCTACTACGTAGACCCAGCCGGTTCAGACGCCGCTAACGGCTTATCTCCAGCAACCGCGTGGCAAACGCTGTCTAAGGTCAACGGGGCGACAATCCCGGCGGGGGCCTCGGTTCTCTTCAAGGGTGGCTCCACGTTCACCGGATCGCTAAACCTCGTTGAGGCTCGGCATTATGGCTCCTCAGGCCTCATCACCAAGTATGGCTCCTATGGGACCGGTAGGGCCACAATCAACACGACGACATCTACGAACTACGGCATTTATGCCATTGATCCGAAATACGTCACAATCGAAAACCTCATTGTCACCGGAGTCGGCAGAACGACAAGCACCGCCTCTGGCGTCTTCCTCGAAGTCCTCAAGCTCGCCAGCACGCGCCTCCCGGCTGTCACGCTTTCCAATGTCGATGTGTCCGGCTTCGGCGACTGCGGCATCCTGGCATGGTCTCACCCATCTGATAACAGCCCCTCCGGCTTCGATGATCTAACGTTGCTCAACTGCTTAGTGCATGACTGCTGCACAACAGGAAACGGCATCTTCATGGTGTCGAATGCCTACGGTCTGAAGAATCTAGCTCCGACTTTCAAGCGCACGATCATCAGGAGCTGCAAGGTCTACGACAATCCCGGCGGCTATGCTTCCCCGACCAGCCATTCCGGTTCCGGCATCCTTCTGGCACAGACAGACGGCGCTCTGGTGGAATCCTGCGAGGCATACAATAACGGCGCCGGCAACACGTATGCTCAGGGGCCCGTTGGCATCTGGTTCTACGACACCACCAACTCGATCATCCAGTTTTGCGAAAGCCATCACAACAAGACCGGCCTCGGCACATCTGATGGTGACGGCTTCGACCTTGATGGCGGATGCCAGAATTGCACCGTCCAATATTGCTACAGCCATGATAATTATGGTCAGGGCTACCAGCTCTATCAGTACAATGACCCGACCAACATCTTGTCGCTCACTGGCAACACAATCCGCTATTGCATTTCGGAGAACGACTGCCAGCAGAACACTGCTACCAAGGGGGCTTTTCTCCTCGGCAGCGCGGACAACACCCGCGCGTGCTCGGGGAACGCGATCTATGGCTGCGCCGTGTTCAACAGTACCGCGAGCGCGAACGCGGTCTATATTTTCTCGAACCCGAACCAGTTCACCACCAGCTATGTCGGGAACAACATCTTCTATCTGACCGGCGCTAGTTCGAAGTTTATTCTCTCGTCCACCAGCACAGCGCCCGCGCTGCTGTTTATCGGCAACTGCTATTCATCGCCGGCCACCTCGATCAAATGGGGCGCAACAACTTACACGACGTTCTCCAACTGGCGGGCCGCCTTCCCGACTCAGGAGACTGTAGCCGGAGGCGCCACCTTCAAAGCTGCCAATCCAAGCCTGGTGGGGACGGTGCCCGTCGGGACTATCGGGGGCTTCGATCCATTGCTTCTCGGAGCCTATAAGACGCAGGCCGCATCCGTATGCAAAAACGGTGGGCAGGATCTCAATGCCCTCTACGGCATTAGCATGGGATCGCGAGACCTTTTCGGGAACCCGATTCCCCAAGGGCTCTATGACATCGGCTGCTACGAGACAGCTTGACCTTATCCTCCCAAGAATAACGCGAAGGATGGCTCCGCCGACGCGAAGCCGCCCTTCTGACCGCGCGACATTTGAAATGAAGACAAGGCGCAGCACAGCATGGCATCCAATGACGACATTCTTCGCGCGCTCGGCCGTGTCGAAGGCAGACTGACCGGCATCGAGGACAGCGTTTCTCATCTTCGCGACGAGCTGAGCGACGAGAAGGATAATGCCCACGAAAGCCGGGCCGTGATCCATAGGCGTCTCGATGAGCAAGCGAGACAGATCCATCTCCTCGACATGACCGTAACCGTCAGCAGCAACGTCGATGGTCAGATCCGCGAGGAAATTAAAACCCTCAAGGACACCGTCGAAAAGAACCACGAGGCGGTCGCCCCCACTCTCGAAGAGTGGAAAAAGATGAAGACCCTCGGCTATGGGATATCGGGGCTGATCGCCTTCGCCGGCCTGACCGTCGGCGGCATTGTCGCCTATATGAGCGACGGTGCCGTTGCGGCGCTCAGGCATTGGCTGAAGATCAATTGATAATCACGCGAATAGACGTACCGCGAGCTCTTGATTCCGCACTTCATAGACCCCAGTTCAATGAACAGAGCTGAAAGGAAAGAAGAATGCGATCTCATTTCACGGTTACGATTGACCCCTTCCATGCCGATTGGCGAGGGAATGGAGAGCGCCCGATTTGGCATAGTCTCGTCTTGGCTGCATCGATTGAGGAGGCAGTGGAGATTGGAAAGAAGGCGCGCGATGCATACGGACACGCTTTGCCACTGGGCGCAAAGGTAGCTGCGGATCCTCGGTTTATGTGAACTCAGGCGACGTGAACTGATTAATCGCACCGGTCATTCCGACGCTTCCGGCTCCATGTCCTTGCAAATCCTTCATCGAGCAACTTCTTGCCAATCTCTTCACCGTTCGTTCGATAGATGTTGACGAGCGGCCGGTGCGACGGCGTATTGTCGACAGCGCCGCTCAATACGATCCGCAATCCCTTTTCAGCCAGCAGCTCTTTCAGCCTTCCCTTGGCGATCAGCGCCAGTTTCCGTTCATTGATGCACTTCGCGTGCGATCCAATCTCCGGCGTGTCGATGCCCGAGACGAACGGAACACCTTCCCCCAGCAGTCTCATGTTCTGCCCATCACATTTGACAGTGTCGCCGTCGACGACGGTCAGCGATGCGCAAATAATCAGTCCGGCTATCACTTATTTCCCCTTGTTGCCGATCACGAGTCCGCCATAGCTGCTGTCTCCAGCTATGGCCAGGGACCTAGCTCGGCTTCCGCCGATATCATTTCGATGAACTCGGCGCTGGTCAGGATTCTGGTTTCGAGGAAATACTCGCTTACGAAGGTGACGACCCAAAGCGAACTTTCGGTCTGCACTGCGAAATGAAATGATCTCATAGCTGTCTCCTTTGTGCGCAGAAGACAGCACGTCGGCGAAAGTCGGTCGACTCGCAAATCTGTGAGTCTCTCCAGCTAAAGATGCCATCACGAATCCGAGGTCACCGCGAGACATAGCCG